AACATATAACTAGGAGAAATAGCTGACGGTGGAGGGGATGGAGATCCTGCCCCTGCGCCATTGTAATTATTGGTAGTATCAAGGTTATTGCTACCAACTGTTGAATTAACAGTGTTACTGTTAAGATCTCCTGACTGTTGAGCAAGGATAACACTAGGTATTAATAGTAATAACCATAGGTATCGCATGACATATTACTTGCCAGGCATCTTAGCTTTGCCAAGATTAATGGCCAAGACTTCTATAATCTTATATGCTTTTCCTAGTAGTTGATCGTCTTTAGGTGTAGGTGTTACAGCGCATATTATCGATGCAATCATTACAATATCAGGGATCAGATTTATCAGGGCTATCAGTTTGTCCATCGTTATTCTCCAAAGAAGTTTTAAGTTGTTGAGTACGCAGATCAATAAGAAATGTTAGATCTGATAACTCATTGGTTAATTGTATTTTCCTTCCTTGTAAATCCTGGATGCGGTACACAATATTAATCTGTTCTTGTGTCAGCTCAGATGCTTTGTATTCCTTACCATCAATGATTATCTTCCCTTCCTGGTCCATAGTTTAGTTACCTTCTAATGTTTGTATTCTTGCTTTCAAATCTTCTATGATTGCTTGTTGTTCTTGAATTGCTTTTAGCAAATGTACAGATAGCATACTGTATGTTACTGAATCTGGCTGTGGTTCATCATAGCCTTCAATCTCTCTTAAATTTACAAGCTCTGGTATTTGCTCAACAACTTCTTCTGCAATTAAACCAAAGCATGAATTGCCTGTAGCTATTTCATCAAAGGTTACTGGTCTTAAAGCATTAACCTTATCTAATACTGATGGTAAGTCTTGTATGTTTTCTTTATATCTTTGTGATGAAGTTTGATAATAGATTAATCCATCTGATGTATTAAATCGTACATCTGAATTGGCACTAGCAGAACCAAGCATTGAAGGGTTATAAAGATAACCATTGCCATCAATCTTAATATCATAACGAGCATCAGCATCGTTGTAGATAAAGAAGCCACCAGAATCTATCCCCAGACTGCGATTTTCGTAAGATGTGTTGCTAAATTTTATCTGATTATTATAAAGAATAACATTACCAGAACTATCAATACGCATACGCTCTGTGTTGCTTCCATGCTTAAAGATTAAAGCATTATTATAGTGGTCACTTCTAATACTTGACCTTGTGCCACTATTATCATTAAAAAGTATGTCCCCTGCATAATCATTGGTAGCAGAAGTTTTAATAGTATATGAAGCAGTAGTACTGGTAGCACCTGTTTGTGTTATGTTCCCAGAACTATCAATACGCATACGCTCTGAGCCATTAGTTTCAAAGAGCATTGGATTAGAACCAATAGCTTTTATAGCCATACCTGTTGAGCCTTGTTGTATTTCGCTTGATAATCCTGCTGTCGTCTGGCTAAGTTTTATTTTTGCATTTGATGTTGCACTTCCTTCAAGCAGTAATCTTTCACCACCTGAAGTTCCACCTATACCTAAATTTCCAGAGGAATCCAGTCTGGCTCGCTCTGAGCCACCTGTAATAAATAAAACTGGCTTTGAAGTTACAGAGCCTATTTGTGTAGTTGTGTTAGTATCATAAATCAGCGTTTCTCTAGTTCCTGCTCTACCAATTTCTAAAGCTGCAACATTAGTTCCACTAGAATTGATCATGAAAGCAGATTCACCAGATGCAGAACTTATACCAACAGTTGTTCCTGAATATCCACGACTAAATACATCAGGCGAACTCGTGCCTATCCCAACATTCTCGCTGGAATCAATCGTGATCGCTGTAGCTGTTGCGTTATCGTCTATACCTACAGAAGTAAATGCACCATTAACAGTAGCTGCATTACTAAAGGTTACATTGCCTGTAAAGGTTCCGCCTGTTGAAGCAGGAACCATATCAGCAGTTGTAAAGGATTTAAAGGCATAGATATTTACCTCGTCATTTAAGACTGCACCTGTTGTTAATACCACACTGGTACCACTGGTAGCGGTATAATCTGTGCCATTCTCTAAGACAACACCGTTGACAGTAACCATTAAGTTACCGACAGAATAAGATAAGCTAGCAGCATTGTCATCAGATCCACTGAAAGTTGTTTGGCCTGATGTTGCTGTATAGTTATAAGTTAAGAATGAGACACTGCCTGCACTTGAAGCAGGAATCCAGTTAGCCCCATCATAGACACGCATTTCATTAGCGGTACTATTAAAATATAAAGCACCTGCAACGAGAGCATCACCATCATTATCTAATGTGGGATCACTGGCTTTAGTTCCCAGGTACCGATCATCAAAGTAATCATAACTAGCAGCAGCACTAGCGGCACTAGCAGCAGCCGATGTCGCTGAAGAAGCGGATGCAGTAGCACTATTAGCAGAGTTGGTTGCTGATGTTGCTGCATTAGTCTCAGATGTGGAAGCATTACTTGCACTTGTAGCAGCAGCACTTGCACTGTTAGCAGCATTGGTTTCACTGGTTGACGCATTTCCTGCTGAAGTTCCAGCATTAGTCGCTGAAGTAGAGGCTGAAGATGCGCTTGATGTTGCACTGGTTGCACTATTACTGGCCGATACAGCACTAGCAGCAGCATTGGTTTCACTGGTAGATGCATTGCTTGCTGAAGTAGAAGCATTAGAAGCCGATGTTGCAGCATTAGAAGCCTGGGTAGCTGCTGATGTAGCAGAATTACTTGCGTTGGTTTCTGATGTAGCAGCGTTAGAAGCACTGGTACTAGCAGCACTGGCTGAATTACTTGCATTAGTTGCGCTTGTTGAAGCGTTAGATGCTGATGTAGAAGCAGCACTCGCACTTGAAGCGGCAGCAGAAGCAGAACTAGCTGCATTAGATGCAGATGTAGCTGCACTCTCAGCGTCTACTACAAGGTCATAATAAGCCGAATTTGCGTTACTGCTTAGTGGGGTACTACCACTACTGGTATGTGCGGTATTTACCCTATATACGTTGTTATTTGAGGTATCTTTAACCAGGTCCCTAACCGTATATGTTGTACCTGCTACCCAATTACCTCTCCAGTTACCAATATCTTCACCGACCACTGGGTTACCACTGCTATCAAAGGCCAGGGTTTTACCTGCTCGGCTTGATTTTAAGGGTAGAGTTAAGTCTCCATCCTCGTCAGCAATGTTTAGTTTCATAGCCCGATCAAATCTTTCATCAAGCTGTTGCACCATGATTACATTACTATCTAATTGTTCATTTAATGAGGACGCTAATAGATCACCAGCAGTTACAAAGTCTGTGGTTCTTGATAATTCTCTACCACCTACGATGGTTAATAGGTCTGCCAAGACCAGGGCAGTACCATTTCCACTGCCTGTTAAGGTAACAGATCCCGTACCATTGGCATTAATAGTAACCGTATAATCTGTTGTTAAGGTTAATAATGTGCTATTCTTATAAACTACAATATCTGTGTTTTGTAAGATATTGAAATTAAAAGCAAAAGGCCCCAAGCCAGTATTGTTGGTATATTGTGTCCGTCTGGTTACCGGGTTAATTGAAATGTCTGCCATTATAATCCTCTACTAATCTACATTACTAATGTATTTCCCATCATTATATACTACATGACGAGATGGTTTAAAAATATATTCTTGTCCTTCTTGTTCTACTCTTTCTTCTACCCTCCTGAGATATCCAGGATTTAACATTTCTTGCATTTGATAAAAGAATAAATAGTTTGCTGCTTCTCTAAGATAGAAAAGATTTCCACCAGGTATGTTATTACTTGCAAGTCTTAGCAATTCTCTTGGCCTATCTGCTTCTGCGCCGAAAGCTGTATAACCAAATCCTATAGCAGTTAAATCAGATAGTGTTCCTACAGTTGGACCAAGCATACCGATTAATGGATCTTCTCCATAAGCTGCTGCTCGGCTAAATAAGAAATCACCATACAAACCAGCAGCACCACTTCTTAAAAATCCTTCATTCAATAAATTTAAATCAAATGGTTTTGGCTCTCTGCCTCTGGACAATTCATAAGCTTGTTGAGCGAATACGCCAGCAATCGTCATGCCTGCTGCTAATTCTGTAATACCCTGGATTCCTCGCCATTGTAAATTTTTTAAACCTTTCTTTTGGCTTTGTCCGTAAGCATATCTTTGTCTACCTAATACTTGTGTATGATAAACCATAGGGAAAGCTTTAAACTGCATAATGGTTCTTATCGCTTCTCCTTGCCAGGTACCAGATCTATAACCACCCGTTACAATTGTTTGTACTTTTGCGCCTGGTGTGGGTACAGCAATACTGGATTCATTATCCAATAAGGTAATAAGATTAAACTTTAATTCATCAGCAGTTTTTTGGCTTAAACCAAGCTCATCAAATTTAGCAGGGGATATATAATTTTTACCATCAGGGTAAGTCTTAACTGCTTTCCTTACAATATCCCAATTAGATTTCGTAATATTATATCTTTCTAATACTGCACGTAGATCACCATCTACACTTGTCCATTTCCTAGATGATTGTTTTGCTATATCTCTAGCAATAATCATAGCTATTCCTGTCTTAGCATTTTCAGTCCAAGGTTTTAAAAAGTTCAATTTAAAATATTTTTCTGCTGCCCTAGACATGCGTCCATTCAAAGAATCAGTTGCTCCCATCCTGGACATATAAGAACCCAGCATATTTTCTAAACCAATCGCAACAAATTCTCCATAATTCTTTAAATCTTTTTTTGCTACAAGACCAACATATAATGCTGAAAAGGCATTACTTAATGATTTCCCTAAACCATTACCTAAGGATCTTTGTTGGGAAGTCATTGTCATAACATCTGAAATACTTGTAATAACAGCACTTCCTAGCTTTGCCATTGTTTGCAATAAGCGAATACCTTGCATGGTTTCAGCAAACAATTCATTCTCTGCAACATTGGTATAACCAGAAACATAATCTAAATAGGTTTCAAGTTTAGGTCTTAATCTATTACCTTTACCTTTACCATTCCTATCTAAGTTATTAACCTGTTGTTCATCAATAGTTCTAAATTCATTTTTAAGATCTATTTTTAATCTATCTAATATGTATCCAGGATTAGGGCCAAAGGTTTCTAATAATCCTACTTGTCTTGCGGTAGCTTCTAAATCCAACATAAATGATTCTTGAAAACTTTTAATCCTGCCAAACTGTTGGTTATAATCAAACCAGTCAGCACCGCTTTTAAATACAAAGATTCTTTCTTGCTGTAAACGATTAGCTAAATTGCTAGGTAGATCCTTCAATTCATATAAACCAGAAGCAGCAGTTCTTGATGTATTTAATTTAGGAGGACTGATAATATTTACATAAGCAATTTCTAAGAACTCATCTATATCTATATTAGCTACACCCATTTTTTCAAAATCTAATTTATCTTTTAGCATAGCTAACCATTCATCTTTATTTTTCTGAATGATAGATTTGTTATGGGTTTGCCGGGTTATATATCCCTGGAGATCTTTTATATTTGCGCCAGCATTATTTTTTCTTAATCGAAACTCATTATTAAATTTACTAATTATCTGTGCTAACTTATAAATGTTATCACTTACAGGTGTTCTTAAGTTTTCCCTAGGTACAGGGATCTCTCTATTAATTTGTTGTATAACATCAGTCAATGCTCTTGAATCGTCTGGTGTTAAATTCCTCCATAAATCTAATAGATCTGTTTCTACTAATCTTTGCATAAGCTTACTGATATATGCTTTTTTAATTGTTGCACCTATTTGCGATGCACCAATGCCTGCACCCTCAAAGAATTGTGGTATTTCTACCAATGCACTTTCTATACCAAGACTGACATCACCAGTAATTTCATAAGCTTTTAAAGATCTTTTGCGTAAATTTTCATATTTAAGTAATTGTAAAAGATGCTGCCTGACCTCTTGCTTAAAATCTGCTTTTAATTCATTGGCAATTTTTATACCTTCTTCGTTTATTTCATCAATAAGATCTCTGGATAGTGGTGCATTTCTATCAACTTCCCTAGACAATCTCTGATCTATAGTTTTTCTTAATCTTTTTTCAATCTTTTCAATTAGTGGTATAGATCTTTTTGCGCCTGTCAATTTTATAAAAGCATCTTTCATTTTCTGTAATGCTTGTGTACGCATGGTTAAACCACCAGAAAGATAAGCAATACCTTCTTCTATAATCTCATCTATAGAATTATTAAACTGCTCTTTATTTGCAATGACTTCATCTATTTCTTCTTTAACTTTAAGCACAGCATCATCAGCATCTTTTGTTAATTCATCTATTCGGGTTTGTAATGTTTTAATAGAATCATCAATATTAGTTATGTCTTGCTGCTCTAATCTTTTTGTTTCATCTTCAATAAGTTTTAAATCGTCTGGGTGTACTTCTTCTTTAATTCTTTCATTGACTCTATTAGAAATAACTTTATCTGCTTCTTTACCGTAAACAATGCTATCAATACCACCATTAAGATCTTTAAGTGCGGATCTTTGTGTTGCATCAACGCCACTTCTTATAATTACTGAATCAGCTTTTACTTTACCACCAATAAGATCTACATCGTCTTTAGCCATATTAATAGCTATGCCATACTCTTTACCACGTGCTGTTGGTATTTCTACCACCTGGCCTAATGTAGTTTTTAATTGTGGATCAAACATTAATGGATCTGCATTAATTGCAGCCATTGCTTCTTCTTTAGTTTTAAAAGTTAAAACCTTGCCATTTTCTTTTTTAGCAATCTCGCCTGGTATTCTTTTAACAATGATATAACCAGACACAGGGGTAAATCCTTCGGCTGCTTCGGCAGGTGTCAGTAATGTTTGCTGATAAGGTATAACTTCTTCGCCTTCACCTTTAACTCTTTCTGCATTACCTTTCTTTGAATATATTTTTACCTCACCTTTTGCATCGGTTCTTATAACAACAGGTTGTAAATCTTCTTTTAATTTATCTGGCAATGAGTTTATACTTTGATAATTGATTCCTTTATGAGTAACTATAGGAATAGAACCTCTTGCATCAAGATTAACTATATCTACCTTGCCTGTTAATAATCCTTGGTTAAGTGCTAATCGTGCAGTCTCAGATAAATAACCATCATTATATGATGCTCTATTATATCTACGTTCTATTCTGGCTGCTTGTTGTTCGGCTGTTCCCCTGGAGAATCTACCACCCACAAGACCTATACCAGAACCTAATACTGAACCTATACCTACGTTCATTAAAGAATCAATCATAGATATATCCATTTGTGTTTGATTGCCTAATGCTACATATAATGGTTCTGTCATTAGGGCACCTGCTGTACCTTCAACAAATCCTTTTCTTAATCTACCGACATACTTGCCTGACTTTCTAATCCACCCTGCGTATTTAGCAGGACCGACTACAGGAACAAATGCTGAAGCTAATTCTAATGGATCAACAGCAAAGCTTGCTAATGTAGCACCAAAAGTTAATACGCCGGGAACAATACCAGTTGGACCTCTTTCCATTAAAGCCTGTCTGGTTTGCCTTTCTATTTGTCTATTAATAATATAGTCAACTCTTTCCTGGCCCATCGGTTCTTTAAATTCATAACCGTATTCTTTGTATGCTTCATTAAGATCTTCAGGTGTTCTAATCTTACCTAATTCTATTTGTTGATTAACTGCATCAGTTCTTAATTGTTCTATTTGTATAGATAAAGTTTGCGCTTCATCTCTTAGCTCTTGTCTTTGTGCATCGGGAATAGTAAATCCCCTACGTGCTTGAGATTGTATATAGTCATTAATTTCATTGCGTCTTTGTACATAAGGTGCTGCATCTTGCTCTAATTGATTTATAACATCCTGGGGTAATTCCCTTGCAGCCATCTCACGTTCACGTACTAAATCTATTGTAAGATCAGTTGTTGGAAACCAATCAATCGAACTTAGTTTAGTACCAAGACCAACACGTAAATTACTACCCATAGATGCGTATAGTTCTGCATCTCGTATTAATTGTCTGTTTCTAATTCTTTGCATAATTAAATAGTACTTTTGCCAACACTATACTGTAATGATTCAGGGAACATTATAGAAATCACTGTTATCAATAAATTCATATGGAACGGTATAGCTATAATTTATAGCTTCAGGTAATAAATTAGGAAACTCAGTAAATTTATATTCAATATATTGAGGTTGCGACAAGATATTAATAGCTTCTTCTCTTGGTATTGGAATCATATTTTCATGTAATTGAATATCATACTGTCTTAATTCTTCATGTGTTTCTGCTGTTGGCCATCTAATACCAGATGCAATAGCTCTACTTCTTGCTTCTTCTTCGTTAAGAATTTCACCATCCCATACTGAAGGTATCAATGTAGGTCTACCATTAATATCTACTTGTCTTGTGTACACAGTAGATAATGAACCATCTGCATTTAGCACAGCTTTATCTTCGGCAATATTCATATAATGATGAGACAATATAGGATCCATTTTTCTTTCTACTGGTAATATAGTTCTTGAGCCTGATGTTTGCTCAAACGCTAAAACAACACCATCGCCTGTTTCATTGGTTATAAAAATTCCACGATCTTGTAAATTATTCCGCAGAATCTCTTGGCTTGTTTCTTCTGTATATCCCATAGATTCATGACGAAAATCTATATCATTTAAGATGGATTCGCTTTTTAAGTAATTAAATACATTTTGTGTTGCTATAGGTTCTAATGGCATATCTAATGGAATGATTGCTTTTTCAATTATATTTTCAAAAAATACTTCTGAAATAGATTGTTCAATAACTTCATCTATTGGTGCTTGAAAATTTGCTATTAATTTACTTGCAGCATTTTTTTGCGCAAGAGTAACTAAATCATTATATGATGATATATCAAATAGCTCATTGCCTGCTTGCATAGCTGATAAATGATCTTGTACAACTTGCGATGCTTCTATTCTTACTTTTAAATCATTTGTATTAATAAATGTTGGAACATTATTTATATCTAGCTGTGCTGCTCTTATTAAAGATGTTTGTATATCTGCTCTGTTTGGTAATACGTTAGGATCTCTTGGTAATTCCATAGCCCTTAAATACCCAATGTCCATTCCTAAATCTTCTAATTGATTAAGAACCCTGACTTGTATATCTTCATTTTCTGGCGAAGTAAATATTCCCATTATGCCTTTTATTTGATCTAAGCTAGTAGCTGGATCTTCTAATGTGCTTTTAATTACATTAACAAAATTATTAGTGAAATATTTTCTTTGTGATTCAGGTGCATCAATCGAATCATAGAAAGCATCTAATGATGCAATAGATAATGTTAATCTTTGTCCTATGTCTTGACTGCCACTTTCTATGGCATCAATTAAATTATTTTGCGTTTCTTCTACATTGCGATCTCTATTAATGGCATTAGCAACGGGATCTGCATTTCTTTGGTTTTTAATATTATTGATAATAGTTGTTAAAGCATTATGTTCATTGACTCTTAAATCATAATTCTCATCACGTACTTGTAAACTTTCTTGTGATATTCTTAGTTCTTCATCAAGTTGTGCATCACTCATATTCATAATATTAGGTACACGACTTAATACGCTCACAGTGCTTTGTATTTCTCTTTGTTGGGGTGGGCTTAATAATGCAAATCTTTCTGGATCAAGAGGCATCATTGTTTCGCCAGGGTTATTTTGCACATACAATAATTCATTTTGTAACTCTGCATAATACTGTGTAGTTAGCACACTGAGATTAGCCTGGTTCTCTCTTGTTAATGTGTTTTGCAATCCTTCTATTTGAAGTGAATTAAGACTACCTACACGTGCAGTTGTTAAAGAATCAATATAAGCTTGCCTTTCTTGCAATGGCATACCTTGTATGGTGTATTTTATATCTGCCTGTGCTATTTGATTATCTACAGCATTTAACATGCTTTGTCTAGCTTGAGGTTGTAAGTTATTATTATTTTGTATAGCTAACTTCCATCCATTAACAGCTTCTTGCACATCGGCAGTTAAACCATTTTGTGCAATTTTTATTTCAAACTCTCTTATAAATGCGTTGTTATATGATGCAAATTCAGCAACTCTCTCATGTATTTCTATATTTGTATAAGTATTTAAATACCTAGCGTTTTTATCTGCTGCTAAACTATCAAGTCTTTGTCTTAAGTTTGTTGCGACCTCTGGGTTGAATGCAGATAAACTAGCTGAGAATCCATCAACAACATCTTGTAATTGATTGGTTACTAAAGTATGTTCAATTCTTTCTTGCTCTGCTGTATTGATTATCCTTTCCATTTCAACAAGAGCAGCACCATAAACATTGTTAGCACCTATTTCATTTGCCATAGCATAAGCAGCTTTCTCTCTTGTTCCGCTTGGCCCACCTTTCTCAGATACTTGTGTTAAATATTCATTAACTCCTGTTGGATCTAATTCAAGAATAGATCTTTGCCCTTCTTGTATTCTTTGTTCTGTTAATCTTGTATTAACAAATGTTTCCATTTGCTGTAGGCTACGTACAATCATATTGCTACGTGCAATACTTTCTGTTAAATCGGCTCTACGCACAGGTCTAGGTTGAGCCATGTCAACGGTTGGCCTTCTATATCTTGGTAATTGAGCCATCTATATCTCCTATCTATTCTCGTATAATCTTAAGACCGTTTGCCCTAAATTAACTATTGCTTGCGTATCTGCTGTCTGTCTTGCAATTCTACCTGCTTCAGCATAAGCAGCAGATTGTGCGTCTAAACCAGCAGATACTAAATCTGCGTTTTTTTTGCTTTGATAGCTTGCACTTACTGCTTCAGCCATAGCGTATTCACCTAATAATGCAGGATTACCACTGGAAACTTCTATACCATTAGCCGCAGCATTAGCATTAATAGTTGCCATAGTTTGTGCTACATCTCTTAATATCTCAGCACCTTGCTGTCTATATGCTATAGCAGCACTACGACCTTGTAACTTTGCATCGGCTGCCGCTTGATCGTATTGCTCTTGTTGTAATTTGCCAGCTTCTCTTGTTTGTTGTACTTGATATAAAGATAAAGCAGTCATTGCTGTTGCAGCTTTATTTGCTAATATCCATTTACCTGCTGATGCTAATAATTGCCACATATTAATTACCTATACTCATTCGATATTCTAATCCTAATAATGTCATCTTTAATGGTACAGTCTGAGTGATTGTTATCTGACCTGTATCACTAAAGCCTAATAAACCATGTACAGTCTTAACGCCTGTATATTCTACTATTGGCTGATCTAATACTGCTTCGCCAAAGTTTCTAAATGATATTTCTGTACCATTTATATTTATACTTTGTGTTTCATAAACCAAAGCATCTATTTGTATTATACGCTTTTTAACACCTTGCACACTGCCCGTTGATAATCTTGGTTCAGTAGGCATCGTTACAATAGATACTGTAAAGTCTAATCCGACTTCATAACTTGATGTTGCTGCGGTATCAAAGGTAACTGTAAAAGGTGATGCGGGTACAGTCTGACTGTTCTCAATCGCACCATCTCTAATGATTGCTATTTCTTTAGCTTCTAAATGCGTTACATTCACACTAGCTGCTGCACCCCCGGTTAATGCACTATCTAATGTAATTGTATTATCAAACTTCTCTAAGAAGTATTTAACAACACTATTAATGGTTCTTTTAACAATGACATAAACATCATCTATTTCTACAGCTACAGCCTGGAATGTACCATCAGTTGTAAACTGGCTAGGTGCAATAACATTCTGTACAGCCAATATAGAATAGACTGTCATAGATCCATCATCTGCATTAACAATAAATAATCTATCAGTTTCGTCTGTGCTAGTAGCTCGTCTAATAGCCAGATCAGTTGGTGTCTTAATAAGATGTGAACTTAATACAGATAACGTAGTTGACTGATAACTGTTTGTTGAGTCTGTATATTGGAAACTAATAAGTGATTTACCTTGTCTTTGTACAAATACTGTCGCACCGTTTAAATCTTCTATAGGTACACCAGGCTTACTACCGTATCTTGATTGTGCTTTAACCTGGAAGTTAGATGGAGTAATAGGCTCTCCAAATGATTGTGCTACTACAAATTCAGATGCAGTAGTAAAGATTCTTAAATCACCTGATGAGGTAATATTAGTAATAACGTTAAGCTGATTGGTATTAATCGTAGCTTCGACACCTTCATCATCTAATGCAGTACCAGGATCAAAGTTAAAATAATCAGCAATCCTTGAACCCCATATTGTGTTAGGTCTTTTATTAGTACCACCAAAATATAATCGTTGTTGATGGAAAGTTACAGCTTTAGGCCATCCTCTAGTATTAGACCAAGTATCTTCATAACCATTTTCAAATTCCCAATTACCAGAAGTAATGGCTGATGTATCAAAAAATGGTATGAGGACATAAGCTTTAACTTCAGTATGACTTACAAATTCAACAATTCTTGCTCTGCCAAATCCATTTTTAACATTAATATAATTTTGTTCACCATTGGTTTCAAAAGCATTAATAGAATAACTTGAGGTTGCATCGGGTGCTGTATCCCAAGCTGGATAAACTAAAGCAACTTTAGTTGCTGCAACATAATCATGTATATGCCTTTTTTGTCCTGCGCCTGTTCCTGATGTAATATGTATCCACATGCCATTAGGTTGGTCATCAGATGTAAAGCTAGTTGCACTTTTTAATGTAATTGTATCTGCACTACCTGCCTGCGCATTCCCCGTATCTGTCGTTACTCCTGATGCTGTAATAGTAATATTACCCGTTGTTGCGCTAGGTGTAATAGTAAAGGTAGGATCGTGATAATCCTCGGCGAATGGATATTGTGGAATAAAAGATAAATCTAATGGTTCAAATGTCCATTCAGTATCAGCATCACGTACTAATCTGTGTGGATGTAAATCACCATGAGCAAGGATAATAGTATCAATCGCTTGCGTATAATTGAGTTCACTAATCATATCTGCTGTTATGGCGGTAGCTGTTATATAATCATTTCCTGACGCATTAATGTTGGTTTGTAATACACCTGCTTTAAATACATAAATACGACCAGCTACAACAACTAAGGTATAACTATCATTGACACTAAATTCAAAAGGTATGAGCTTGAACTTGGTAAAACTACTACCGAAGTCATGTATAAACTTAAGACCATCTCTGCGCTTTACACCGCCTTGTGGTTGTACATATACATTAGTTGCTGTTTCTAAAGCGTTTTGATATTGGTCAAGATCGGTTCTTGCTTTGAGTAATGGATCAAGTTCGCCAACACTGAAGTTCGTCTGAAACTGAACGATCTTAGCCATCTTAACCTCTTACATCTATAAGCGAATAATCCTCAATAACTTCTGGTGGTTTGCCACGACTATCCGTATTCATTGCTTGTCTAAATAATCCACCTCTAAGATTTTCTCCAGGTGTACCAAAAGCTACATTGTTATAATAATCTGCTTTAGATATTTGATCTGTAATCACTACTGATAATTCAGCAGCTAAAGCGTGTTTAAGTAGATGCACAAAGTATGGTGGCATCTTACTTTCTGAAACTGTGTATTGATAATCTATATAGATTGTGGGTAAGTTTGTGAATAACTTATCTTCGTATATTTCCCATCCATGATGTAATGGTCTTTCTGTATTACCATTACTTGCAAAAACTGCAATAACTCCAGACAACATATCTCCTGGCAGTTGATAGGATTTACTCCATTCATTAATAGGAGCAGTTACTAACTGTCCTAGTTCTACTTTTTTCATACTCCATGACCAAGGATATCGGCCAATCAAAGTATCTCTTACATCGTAATATAAACGACTACAGGCTTGTGCTGCATCTGTTCCCTCTGTAAACGAGGAAAGGGGCGATGCCCCCATTAGTATTAATGCGTCTGAACAAATGCTTAAGTCTGTATCGCCTGCTGCCATAAATAAATCCTAAGTAGGTAGGGGGCGGTTAAGCCCCCATACCCGGTTGGTTTAGTCAGAGTCTGTAGAAGTAACTGTCAAACCGTCAGTAACGTCAACAACGCCACTTGCATTTGAAGCTACATAACAGATACTAACTGCTTGAGTTCCACCAGTTGATGATCTCACGAAGATAATATCTCCAACGTTAAGTACGTCAGATAGGGTATTGAAATACCCAGAAGTATTTATATCTCCGATTGCATCTGCTGATGAATATGCGTATAAAGCCACGCTGTTACCTGCTTTAGAAGCAGAAACAGTTGACCATCCAGTTGATGAATATGCCATGATCTACCTCCTTATTCAGTACAGCTAATTTGTACAATGCCTTCATCGTCAATAGCGATTGCGCCAGCAGAGAACATTGAGCTTACTAAGAAAGATGTTTTCTCAGGAACATAGTTCACTTCGGTTTTTTGCGC